CAAATGGAGCTCCGCAAACAGCAAAAACTTTAGGAATTCCTGGTGCAGTAAATACAGGATCTGGAGGTGGTGGAGGAGGAGGTGGCGGTGGGGCGGCACCTCCTCCAGATCCGGCAACTTCTGAAGAGATTTCAGCAAAAATTGATGATTCTAATATATCCAAAAAGATAGACGATTCCTTAAAAGTTAATTTGGTTTATCCATCAGCAATGAGAAAAACTGGCCAAGACAGAATAAAATTTACAGTTTTGCAAATAGGGCCTAGGGATAACTTAAAGGTAGATATAAAAACTGCAGGAGTTGGAAAATTTTCTTTAGGAACAAGAACAAAAACTGCTTTGGGGTCAGTAACTCTACCAATTCAACCGTCCATAAGTGATAGTAGTGGAGTTGATTGGAGTGGGGCAAATTTAGACCCCATCACTGCTTATGCCGCATCAAAATCTTTAGGTATAGCAGCTGCAGGAGGAAATATTGCGGGAGAAGTAGCCAGAGCACTAAACGAAGCTGCAGAAGATTTTAAAAAAATACCAGATATCAAACAAGCGATGTCAGTCTATTTTGCCCAACAAGCAGTAGGGGCACAAAATTTATTGTCAAGAACAAGTGGGGCAGTTTTAAATCCAAACTTAGAGTTACTTTTCAATGGACCAACTTTAAGACCTTTTAATTTTACATTTAGATTATCTCCAAGAAATAGTACTGAAGCTACAGAAGTAAAAGCAATCATAAACTGGTTTAAAAAAGCAATGGCAGTTAAAACCGCATCAAGTGAAGTTTTTTTAAAAACACCAAATATATTTCAAATTCAATATTATTCTGGTGCTTCAACAGAACACAAATCATTAAATAAAATAAAAGATTGTGCTCTTCTTGGTTGTGATGTTGATTATACGCCAGATGGAAGTTATATGACTTTTAACGATGAAAATAAAACAATGACATCATATCAACTAACTTTAAGATTTAGCGAACTTGATCCAATTTATAACAAAGATTATGAAGGTTTAGACGATCAAATAGGTTACTAATATGCCAAGTTACTTCCGTCAAGTCCCAGACTTTCAATATGTTAATAGAACTCCAGACTCTCAAAGTATCTCTGACTATCAGACCGTCAAGAATCTCTTTAAGAGAGGAAAGTTAAGAGAAGATCTTTTTGGCAACTTAAGTTTCTTCACTAAGTATAAGATCATTGGTGATGAAAGGCCAGATAATGTTGCATATAATTTTTATGATGATGGAATATTAGATTGGGTTGTTTTACTTTCTAACAATATAGTAAATATTCAAACAGAGTGGCCCTTACCACAATCTAGTTTTGATAACTTCCTATTAGAAAAGTATGGATCATATCAAAATATGAATGCAGTTCGTCACTATGAAACAACAGAAGTAGTAAACTCAAATGGGATTATTATTATTCCTGCTGGGTTAATAGTTCCATCAAACTTTTCAACAAGTTACTATGATAATGGATTAGGAAGAAAAGTCACCATAAGAAACTTTACTGTACCAATCACAAACTATCAATATGAACAAAAGATTGAAGATGATAAAAGGAATATCTTCGTTCTTAAGGCAAGATATTTGAATGTGGTCTTTAATGATATGGAAGAGTTGATGAAATACAAAAAAGGTGGTGCTCAGTATGAGAGCACCACCTTGAAGAAAGGAGATAATATTAGATTATATCAATAATCAATCTTCAGCAAGACGCTGGAAGTAAGAGAGAGCATCATCCTCATCATCGTCTTGAGAGATTTGAGGAAGTGAAGGGGACTTGGAACGAGCATAAGACTGTTCCAGTTCTTCCACTACACGATCTTGAACAGTAGGAGTTTGAGTAAACTCTTCAAGATCGTCTTCTTGTTCAACCACTGCACGGGAACGAGCAGGAGAAGAGTTCTTAAGACCCAGAACCATATTCATACGACGCTCAAGTTCTTCATAAGACTTGAACTGGTCTGGAGCAGTGATTGCAGTCAAAGAATACTCTTTCTTCCAGAGTGCTTCCAGAGCATCGTCATCATCCAGCAGTGATTCAACAGAACCAAACTCGGACTTATCGTAGTTCCAATACCCATCTTTCTTGACAATCTTCAGTTTGAAATTAGCACCCTGCCAGAAGTCAAAAGGATTGATAGGAGTTTCGTCCTCAAACTCAGGTTGCATTGCTTCCATAATCTTATCAAAGATCTTCTTGCCATACTTGAAGAGGAAGACCTTACCTTCGTTTGCAGGATTTACAGGATCTTTTACAACGTAGATATTGCTGTAATAAGACAGTTTACGCTTCTGCTTACGAACAGTTTCTTTGTTGGATTCAGAACCACTGTTCCACAGTTCACGGTTATGTTCGCCCAGTGGATCTTTTTGTCCAATAGTGGTCAAAGAGTTTTCAATGTACCAACCACCAGGACCTTGGAAAGCGTGGGAATACATTTTTGCCCAGGGAAGTTCTTCACCTTCAGGGGCAGGAAGGAAACGGATAACTGCGAAACCGTTACCAGTTTTATCCATCTCGGGTTTCCAGAGACGCTCATCAGCACCACCAGAAGTTGTACTCATCTTCTCAACTTCCTTTACCAGTTTGGAAGTGAGAGAACCCAGTTTGGATTGTTTTTTAAGATTTTCAAAAGACATTAGATTTCTCCGTATTAGTTGGATTTGGCTTTTGTGTACTTCGTTATTCTACAGGTCGGAACCCGTCTTGTCAATCTGTTGCTTCATCACATCAAGCATCTTGGACATATTGTTAAGAATGATGTTCATATCAGTGCCAGGAGGCATACCCATCATAATAGCAGAATTAACAATACGTTCTTTCATTTCTTTTGCTTCAGGATCATCAGACAAACTCATTCTTGTATAAAGAACTTTTTGTTTATCTAAAAGAGTTTCAAGAAATCCAACGTGCTCAAGTTTTTCTTCCTTGGACATTGTAGGAAACTTAAAAATGTTTCCATAAATTTGTTCCTGAAGTTCTGCAATTTCAGTCATCTCTGCACGGACGACTTCGGAGTTAAAGAAACTCATTGACCCTCCAGAATAATCTCTTTCAAAATTTTGCGAAAACGAAATACATCAATATTTAGAAATGGATTATATTTTTTAATCCTACGACTTACGGTTTGCCACACCGGGTCTTGAAGTTTATTGTCAAACTTGTTCCCGAACAGGAATATTCTATCGTATATCACCATAGTTTCCAGACTAATTTTCCCGCTCAGGAACTTTTTTAGAAGAGGCGGATGTCCCTTTGAACACTTGAAAACCTCTTCAAACTTGTTTTCTCCAAACAAAGATTGACTTTCTTCTTTAAAGATATAAGAAAGAGACTGAACTTTCTTCTGCCAGTTCTGATATCTTTCTTCACCTTCCTTGATCATCTCACCAATCCAAAGTGTTTCTGGATCAGGACAAGATGCAAAGTTAGCAACAAAAAAATCAACTACTTCTTTATCTGATTTTTGTCTGGAAATCTTTTCAAACCACATTCGGTCCTTACGTTTATAGAAGGACTGAACTGTTGCTCTTACTTTTTTATTATACTTAAAATAATCGTAACTATCTTTTGTAAAATGATTTTTCAGAGCAAGATATTCACGATACGCATCAAAAGGCATCATTAAAAAACTAATTTAGCACGGGAAGTTTTCTTTAAAAAGTTTAGTTCCATTGCCTCATACTTAATCTTTTCTTTCAAAGGTTTTGATATAAGTTTTGGAACTGACTCCAAATCAATGTTGTTTTGTTCACAGAAGTAGATAATCGCATCAATGTAATTCATCTCAACGTTTACTTGAACAAGATTCTCAATCTCTTGAGCAAAACGTGATGGACAAAAGAACTTATTCTCTAATGCTTTCTCTAATTCATTCTCCATCTGACCTAGTATTGTGATGTACAAATTCTTTGATATAACGAACTAATAGTTTAATATAATCCCCTTTGTTCCTTTTGTCAAATACTTTCACCTCACCACCAGGAGTAACCATTAGTGTGATGAGTTTTTTAACAACTTGACCAGTGAGTTCGTAATATGCAGCAGCGTAGAATGTCTCTTGAACGAAATAGTTCTCAATCCATTCCTCTGGTTTGATTTTTTCTGAAGTCTTGAAGTCAATAACTGCCAACTCTCCTTCATATTCTGCAATACAATCAACTCGTCCAGCAAGTCCCAAGTATTCGGAATAGAGAGTTCTTTCAATGGCGTGAATATTATTTATCTTGTCAAGATAAGGCTTAGCGTGAATATACATGAACTTTGTCATGGGTTGATAATTATCCCAGTTTAGTTCTTTGTTTTCAAGGTAGTCTTGACAGACTTGGTGAAAGTCAGTTCCTCTTGCAGTTGCTTTCCTTGTAATCGCATTTGCTTTTTCTTCACCAACTCTCTTTCTCCATTCAACAAAGATCTGTCGATTGTAGAAAGAGGTTACTGATGTGATAGAAGGCACCCACTGACCATCAGGAAGATTGTACAAGCGGATGCTTTCTGTTGTTTTGCAATCTAGTTCAAGGTCACCTAAAAAATTACAATGATTAAAGATCATACACCAACTTCCATTTTTGCAAGAATATACTCCTTAACTAGACCAGAACGAACAATATCATCTACACCAAATTCAACTGTATCAATTGAAGGCATAATACGAAGAACCTTCATAAAATCAACGATTCCATTCTTCTCATTTGTTTTGATGAGATCAGATTGAGTGGCATCACCACAGAACATAATCTTTGAGTTCTCACCAACACGAGTGATGATACTATCAAGTTCGTGAAAGTTCAAGTTTTGAAACTCATCTACAATAATGATTGCATTGTCCAGAGTAGTTCCGCGAATAAAAGAAGTACTCCAAAAACTAATCGTTCCTTGAGTTTTGAGGTTTCCATAGAGCATTTCAAACGATGCATCATCTGGCATTTGGAACATATACTTTACCATATTCTTATAAGGAATCTGATAAAGAGATGATTTATCTTCGTGATCACCAGGAAGGAAACCAATCTCACGAGTAGCAACAAGAGATCTCACGATATAGATTTTTTCATAAAGACTTCTCTCGTCTAAAACATCTTGAAGAGCATTATATAAGGTGATGAATGTTTTACCTGTTCCAGCACATCCATAAGCAACGATGTTTTGTCCTTTTTCATATGCTTCATATAGAAGTTTCTGATTATCTGTGAGAGGTTCAATGTCTCTCATTAGATCAAGACCAATTGGCTTTTTGCGTTTCATTTGCTTAGCAGTCATACCAACGCCAATAGGTTGATCATCTACTCTTCTTTTTCTTGCCATATAGAATTAAACTGGTTTTACTTTTGAACCTGGTGCTTGTGATGCTCGTCGGAGAACATCATTCCATCCTGGATGAGACTTTTTAAGTCTATCATAGACTTCACCAACTTCTCCAGAGTTAGGACAAGTTGATGGGTCTGACCAGTCTCTGTCCCAATCAGGATTATCTTGTTTCCATTGATCCCAATCGTGAACACTCATAGAGACTTCTTTTTGTTCACCTGTAACTTTATTATAAACTGGATATGTTGCCAATGTTACACCTCCATAGTATGTAAGGATATTTATTCAATAGTGATAGAGGGTGCATCATT